GCCACTTGTATATAGTCCCACTATTGATCAACGTGACAACGTTAGCGAGACCGTTGTAAAAAGTCTCGCTCTCGATGGGACCACAACCACTGGTTTGGCCCATTTTCCTGTAGAAGCCGTTAACACGGTAGAGGTCAGCAATAATATTGACGTGGGGTTAGCCCAAGATGTTGTAGATGAGTATCAGAATTTGAAGAAGTATTTCGAGAGACCTAGATTATATGCGTCCACAACCGCCTCAACTAGGGGTAATTTGGTTACATATAATGTGAATAATCCAGTATCTAACTTTTGGCCAGCATCAGCTTTGACACGTTTGTTGGGTATGTTTGGTTACAGGGCTACCATAAAGTTCACTGTTACATTGGCCTCAACACCCTTCCAGCAAGGTTTAGTGAATGCCAGTTTTCAGTATGGCTGTAATTCGTTTACAGCTGTGAATCTGGCCAGGTCCAATTTTCCAGCACTTGTAACTAATTTGCCACATGTGCTTTTGGATTTTGCTGAACACACAGTTGCAGAACTAGTTGTACCTTACATGTCTCCTTATGAGTTCTTTGAGATAGCTAACACTAACGCTTCTGGAGGGGACAATAGAGGTAATGATTATTATTATGGGCAGTTTTGCCTTACACAGTTGTTACCTTATGATACATTACCCTCTTCTGCTGCGCCTACTTTGCGGATATATGTCTCTTTACATGATATGGAGTTTTTCGGGGCAGTCCCATTATCTGCTAACAATGTTATACCACAATCTGGAGTCAATCACACTTCACATATGAATGTTGAGGCTGGAGATGAAGGCGGGAAGAAGCCTTCTGAGTACCTGAAAGCGGGTAGTAAGGTTGCAAAAGATAGTGGTACGGCTGCTAAGCAGATGGGTGACACTGTCTCGTGGTACTTTGGTAGTTTGGCGGAAACGGCTGAATCTCTTGGCTATTCCAAGCCAGTGAATCAGTCGACTCCGTTGTTAGTACAGCAAGCCGAAAATGTTTCTGAGTACCATGTTGATCAACCATCCAATGAAGTGGTTGTAGCTCCCTTTCAATCCAGCCGCTTGGCAGTGGATTCTAAGCAAACAGGGACACTCATTGATGAGATGGATTTTTCTTTTGTCTTATCTAATTATTCCCAAGCTTATGTCGGTGCTATGACCACTGCGGACACTGCTGGCACCGTTTTGTATGCCACTAATTTGTGCCCCACAAGCTTCTGGTTCAGGTCTAGGCCCTTGGCGCGACCTGGCGGTAATTTACCGCTGCCAGTTAGCGCCTCTGTAACGACTTCATGTTTTCAGCCAACCA